CAAGGCCGTATCTCTCACGGAACTTCATCTTCATGATGTCCTTCGACGGATCAGTCCACTCGTCAGAGGTGACCTCCTCGTCAACAACAAGAATACCAAGTTCATTGATATCACAGAAGACAATGTCCGTCTTGTTCGAAGACGCAGTAAATGGCATGTATGGAGATACAATTATATTAAACTGCGTTGGGAACAGAGAAGGAACTCTTGTGTACGTTGTAGCAATATCCTGAGGATTCGTTACATACGAGTTCTTGTTTAGCATGGTCTGGTTTGCCCAGCTAGGAGCATTGCCAGCATTTCCCTGAGGAAGCTGGTAAAGCATATTCTGCATTCCGTTCTGGAATCCGAATAGCTTCGAAAGACCATCCTCCGAGAAAATCTTCCATGCAAATGGGTGCATGATTAACGTGTTAGGCATGAAGCCTGAGTTAACCATTACGCCCCACACATTGAAGAGATCATCGAGGGTAAGCGTACCATTGTACGCGCCCGCGAAGTCACGGCCTGTCGTTCTTCTAAAGGAAGCACCGCCATCGTTATTAACTAAAATGGTTCCCTGAGTGCTGATCAAGTCAGCAACCTTACGCTCCTTGAGACGAGCAAGAGCTCTACCAGCAGCGCGAACGTTCATAGAAATGATATCAAACTGGCTGTACCGTCTCTGCTCCTCCGTCACCTTTACGGCGATACCGGACTTGCCGATGATACATTCAGTCTGACCACCCATTTCCATCGTTCCCTCTGGGTATTCCTCACCCTCTGCAAGGTCAGCAGCTGCGTTAGCAAGTGCGCCAAACGTTGGGAAAGAAAGTCTAGTTCCAGCGCTGTAGTTAATTCTTGTTAACAGTGGCGTAAGAACGAGGTTAGGCTCAATAGCCTCACGCACCATTGTGCTGATGGTACGAGGAATCAGAAGAGGGAGATCCGTGCTAAAATTGTCACGCATCATCTTTCTGACCTGAAGGTCCTTCTCAAGCAACTGATCGAGAGAAATCTGCTCAGATCTGTTGTCAAGGTAACCGTTCTTATCCCAGATTTTACGAATCTTGGATAGATTTGCTCTATCCTTCTTAGTTACTGGGCTGTCCTCGAAACCAAGGTCATCCGTCTGAACGGAGTCAGAGGCCTGATTCTTGATCTGCTCGGCCAAATTGATGAGGACTTTCTTCTGCTCGCCCTCAAAAACATCAAAATTAAGATCTTCCATTTTGATAATTGCTCCTTATATCAGAGACGGATGAGCATTGTTAAGCCCCAGTATACACCGGCAGCGTCAGCTCTGGCTCCAAGGTAATAACCTGGGACGCCTTTTGTTCCAGTTCCCGTAAGGCCAGTAAGGCCAGGGACAGTCTGGATCTTGGAGAGGAAAGACATCTCCGAGTCAAATGCAGCATCAATTGTAAAGGTCGCAAGATGATCAGCAAGAACACGGCCCTGTGCAGAAGCACCAGCCGAGTCCGAACCAAGTCTAACCTTTCTAAGGCAACGACCAACCACTCTGTCATCAACAAAGTTGACAGCAGGAGCAGCTATAGTAGTGGCCTGATAGGACTTAACAGCAGCGTATCTACCGGCAAGGTGGAACCCTGCAGTGTGTGATACAAAAGCTGGGTTAGGTGGCATGAAGCCAATACCGTGACGAACACCCGCGCCAAGCATTATTCTGTCACCAGACTCTATTGCCCACTCATCAGAGTTGACAGCAGGAACCTGAATGACGTAGTCAGTTACTACACCAACTGCCGTGTTACGGGTATAGTTAGTGTACGCAGCCTGTAGAATAAAGCTATAAATTGGCTGATAAACAACACCAATAGGCTTTACTACACCGACAGCGTGGGTACCAGACGTAGAAGGGAGGCCCCATACGTTAGATGCACCAACCTGAATAAGGTTACCATCAAAGTTTGTGCCAGTACCCATAAGGGCTGGAACAACTCTTCCTGCAGCAACTGCGTTGCCGCCCGTGACAATACCTACGAGGGTACCGGGCTCAAGTACGATAGGATCGTGATGCTGCTCATCAACTCTTGTGTGAGCAAGACCAGTCCAAGCTTCCTTAGCAAGAGCACCTGCTACAGGCCGGACACCTTCGCATAGCTCGTTGTAATAAGGACGGGAAACTTCATATCCGCGTGGAACTCTAATTGGCATGTGTATTATCCTTTTACTCTAGTCCAAGTGCTTTTGAAAGTGCATCTGTAGCTCTAGTAGCTCCAGACTTCTTGGCCACTTTGGTCTCTGGCTTTGTACCCTTCGAGAGGGTAGGATCAGATACCTTATCTGTAGCAACTACCTCTTTAGCAGGCGCTGCTTTAGTCTCAGGCTTGGAATCAACAACAAGTTGATCAAGCTCTACCATCAGGTCCTGAAGAGAATCCTGTAAAGAGTCAATTGATCTAGTAGAAAGTTTTTCTACATAGGCATCAAATTTCTCCTTAGAATCTACACCCTCTGTACCTGACTTCTTGAGCTTAGTTCTTACGCTAGCGAGAGATAAAGCAAGGGCTTTGCCCATTTTACTCTGCACTGCGGCAGAATCCGTCGTGAGTCTCTGGATCTGACTATCCTTAGCCTCGACCTGTTTCTTTAGTGTGTCTACTTCGGTCTTAGCAGTAGCAAGCTGATCCGTAAGGCTCTTGACTTCTGTCTCAAGAGATTCTATCTTGTTATCAGTCATTTTTTCACCTTGTTTAGATGTATTATCTAAATCGTTCGCCTTATCAAGATTTTGCTCCACATTTGAGACTCCCGAAACAGGACCACTTCCAGTCAGACGGACATTAGAAGTCACGTCAGCTTTTGTTGGCTCTTCAGAAGACATAACATGCTTGAGCTTGTCCGCAACTGCAGGGCTTACTGCAATTACTGTCTTTTTATTAGCAGAGTTGTATCTGCTATTTAAAAGACTTAATTCGCCGTCATCGTCACACAGAGAGAAGGTCCGAACCGATTCCTTCTTACCAGTTATCTGACTAGCGATAATACTATGTTTATCCCAGCTATCCTTTCCATCTGTCCAGTTAAAATTAACTAGTTTAGCAGAAGGGGAAGCGGGCAGGTTTACAAAGCTTAGCTCATGATAAGTCATAGGGCCCGTTATTGCATAGCAAATGGTACCGCTATCCTCATCTGGTTCTCCATCAGCGCCATACTTTTTACCTGGCATATGAGAACATTCCATTACAGAATCCCCGCAGGTAGAGCAAAGAAGCATGGGCGAAGAGTGGCCAGCCGAAACGCTTAGAAATCTAGAATCTGTTATTTTCTTGATTGAGTCTGGATCAGATATTATACCAGTAACAGAAACTACTCCAGATCCTTTTGAGCCATTAGGCTCTGGCTGTAAGTAGTCATACTCAAAAATATCGCCCGTCTTTAACTGAGTATAACGGGCGTCAATAATTCTTCCTATTGGATCTTCCTGTAGGTCATGGTGCTTTAAAATAGGCTTATCGTACTCGCCTGCGCCTCCACGGTCCTTAGAAAAAAAGGTCTTATATCCGTTCTTTACATGCTTACCAGGATATACTCTTTGGTTGATTACAACACCAGAGTGGGTAGCGTCAATGTCTACCCTAAGACGAGGATTCTTATCTCTTCTGAGTATCTCAGCTACATCTGACTTTGCAGATTCATCAACTAAGGACTCAAGTACTATGGAATCTTTAAATTTTAGTTTATTCACAATTTTCTTCCCTGACTTTAGTAAAACTTAAAAAATGATCAATATTGTCGCTAGTAGGTATAAAATTTTTGTACACCAGCTCGCTTATATCAAGTTGAGTTCTAACCTCAGAGTCGGGATTGACTAGATCAATTGTTTTGCTACCTACTTTTTTTGCAAACTTAATAAACCCAAACCGCTCTGATGTAATGGCTTGATCTCTAATCAATATTTTAATTGAGTCTTCTAATAGAGAAAGGCAGCTAACTATTCTTGGTAAATCAATATTATTATCTTGGTCTTTCCTTATTACTAAATTAATTTGATCTTTGTAAGGATTCAATACTTTCCAAAAAGACTTAGTTATAAAATTATTGAAAAACCGATCTAAAGCCCTATTACCTATTTCCTCTAAATCTATGTCTTTATCAGGATATAGAGAATCAAATTGCTTTTTTGCTTTAGTGTATCCTTCTTCTACATAAGAAGGTATGTACTCTCTAGAAGACTCTACACAAGTCTTAACAAAATCCCTAAAATACTCTTCTATGTTTTCTGAAGTAGTATTAGAATCTTGTACTGCCTCTAAGATTAAAGATTTAGTATGTTTGTACTTTTCTACTACTCTTTCTAAGTAGTCGTTTGCTTTAAATCTACTAGCTGCTGGTTTAGTACCAGCCTGATTAGCAGGCTGTCCTTTATTTGATACTTGATTTTTAGTTGCAGTTAATCCTAAATCACTGCCAGATACTCTGGTCTTCATCGCTGCTTGGATTGAAGCTAGCTCTTTCTGTGCATCTGTTTGATATTTAAGTGATAGATCTTGGCGCTGTTCTTCGGTCAGAGGTTGTAGGTTAAGGTATTTCTTTCTAAATTCTGAAGCAGTAATAACATTGCCAAGATACAACTGCATGCCATGATTTTGATATGCTCTTTCCTCATCTTTGTTTATTTGCGGGAAAGAGAAATATACTAAATTTTCTTCTAGTACATCAAATCCTCCCTCTAGTAAAAGAGGAAGAATAATGTACTGTGTTAAATGATCAGAGATTACTTGCTGGTAATCCTTAGCAGAGTCTTCAAGACCTTTATTAATATTTGACGCAGTTCCTCTTGAGAATCCGCCTCCTCTTCCTAGGTCTAGAGGAGATAGTCTTAGTCCTGCTATAACTCTTGTTTCAAAATATGCTAGGTAAGGAGACAAGTCCAGTGCGGCACCTTCTCTACTTACCAGCTTTACTTCATGTCTTTCACTAGTAACAATGTAGCCTTGTGCAGGTAAATTTGCTACTTGGCTATTAACTTCATCAACCTCGTTTTTACCACCTTCATAATAGATAGCGGGCCTTTCATTAGTTCCTACTTTGTAGTGATAAAGAGGGAAGGCCTCCTTAGAGGCCATAATTATAGCAACTTCTTCCAACTTTCTTAAAGCTCTAATATCATCTAATACTGGAAGTAGATAAGGAGTACCAAATGTAAATCCTGTCTTCTTATCTATAGTAATATGTATTACATCTTCTATGTTAAATGTCTTATCTACTGTAACTTCTGTATCAGTAACGCCTTCTATTCTCTGTCTCCACTTTTTTGGTGCTCCATACTTATCAACAGCTACTTCCATAGAGACTGGGTCTCCCACAAAAATGCCCGCTATTGGATTAAGCTGTTTACCATACATTTTTATAGGGGAGCCACTAGATCTATTAAGGTCTCTTCTAAATATCAAAAATGCGTTATGGTAAGTTACTAAATTAGTGACAGTTTCTCTTAACCACTGCTCAGTACTAATGCCAGTTGCCAAAGATATCTCAAATAATCTTTGCTTAATATAGTTTACCATGTCATCTTCAGTACCATGGATCTTAAACCCTTCTTTTAATATCTGTTCTCTATGCTTTCTAATAGATTGAATAATATAAGGTTCTACATCAGAAGCCCTACCTATTTCAGCTAAATCATAAAGAGGCGTAGTGAATTTAGATCTGTTATTTTCCCTAAGATCTACTGCTCCTTTAAATTCATATCCTCTAACTCTTCCTAGCATCCTAGACCGCTGCTCTAGGGCCTGTTGGATCTCTTGTCCTTTAACACCGGAGATACTTAACTTTATGTCTTTGCCTAAGATAGGGTCTGGTAGATATACTGGATTAACCATTGAAACTTTCTTGTAGTGCTGTAGTTATATTTTTGATTAACAACTGTAGTCTGGCCTGCTGGTCTGGGTCATGACACTTAGCAGTATTTGTCTCATTATTTTGCTCAGATGTTATTCCGTACTTAAATTTGAGGTTATCACTAGTAGCAGTTGATAGATTAGAAAAATGCTTCTGCATGTTTTCTGGAGAAATAGTTATTATAGGATCTTTAGATTGAATAATACTAAAAATTGCTTCATCTACATATACCTGACGATTGTCTATTGTTTCTTCTATATTAAGAATTTTTTGATCTCTATTTATAGCACATGCGTTAGCCATTTCTAGCCTATATGCTAGTACTTCTAATATTCTTGCTAAACCAAGTATATGACGCCTTTCTGCACATATATCCCATTTAATATTTTTTGATAATCCAAAATCACCAATAAGAGATGATATTTCTCTAAGAAGAGCATTAATCTGATTAAACAACTCTTGTAATCCTCTTATCAGACCCCAACCTAAAGCAAGCATGCCTGAGCATGCGGGCAAATTCTCAAAATCTATAGTAAATGCTTTTGCTAGCTTATGTGCAATCTTAAAGTAAAATTTATTTATCTGAGCCATTAGTTCAAATAAACTATCTTGTAAGATATTACCTAATAACTTTGCCATTAGATCAAAAACAAGGCCTAGGTCTGCTGCTAGGCTAGAAGCCAAAATCCTTAGAATAGTAGCTAGGCCAAGCATAGCATTTGGATCACCTATAGCTCCAAAGATCTGAACAAGACAGCAAAACTCTTCATCTGTAATTCTATGAGAAAGAGCGTTTACAATATTGTCATAAAAATCACTAGAGCTTTGATTAAGAGCTCTAGTAACGCTAGCAAAGTCATTAAACATCTTGCTAGTTTTTTTTCTTTCTGAGTAAATATTCTGATTTTCAGATCCTTCTAAAGGAGGATCATACTGATTTCTAATAGACTCAAATTTAGGAGAGAAAGTAGAAGATGTGTTTAGGGCACCGCGAATAATTTGTTGATTCTGAGATACTTGTAAGTATCCAAGCCAGTGATCTAAAGTAAGATGGCTATTAGGTGCTACTAACCCGCCATACCTCTTGTAATACTCTTGCACATAATTGACTATTAGCTCACTATCTCTAAATTCCTGACTTTTTACAAAAGAGGCATAGTCTAATCCCATATCCTGGAAAGCTTGTGCCCTTCTTGAAGGGGAGTTTTCTAGTTCATCTATATATTGATCAACAGCAGGAGTAGCTAGCTTAGATTGTTTTAACAAAAGTCTGATTTTATCCGCTTTTATACCCAGTTCTAGAAATATTGTGATTCCTAAAGGAATCTGTGCAGTCTGAACTCCTTTAGATCCATTTTCAACTCCTAATGCTTGGAATATAGGGGCTTGAAAAGGAGACATGGTAAGTACTCCAAGAATAGTAGTCACTATTCCATTCTGCGCAATAAATTCTTTTATCCATCCTCCAACGCCTCCTTGGTCGCCACTTACCTTTTCATTTGTTTGAGCAGTTCTTTCATAGACCGAAGCAGGAATGTCTGTAGTTATTACAGTACCTCTTAGTTCCCACTTTTTATTTAGCATAGAATCAACACATTTTTGAAACATGCTAAATGTAATAAGAGTGCCGTTACTAGAATCTTCTCTAGATATCCTAATCGCTGCTGCTCTGACGGCATCCGCATTCTCTTCAATAGGAATGGATTGGGCTGGATCCATTTTAGAGATTGCTTCTTTAACTACATTTCCTTTAAGATAAGTCCTAGCTAAATCACTATATAGCTCGTCAGTAAATTTATCTCTCTCATCTATAGTTCCAAAAGGGTCATTAATTACCTGATCCTGGTAATGTTCAAATGTACCGGCCTCTACTAGTTTTCTAGGTCTTTCTAATTTTTGCTTACCAGAATAATCAATTCCCATTAAAAATTACCTCTTCTATAAGAGTTATTAGGCCCTCTTCTGTTATTGTTAAATTTCTTAGACCTAAGCAAGGAGTCTACACCAAGTTCTCTACTTTTTGAACTCTTGGGCATCTGATGTTTTGATGTAGTCTTTATTAACTTCCAGCCGCTAGACAGATCTTCCTGTCTCTCTAAAACCGATGGGTGTATATTTTGGTTTACCTCATCACTAACTTCTAGTCCAATAATATGATTAACATAAGGAACAGATTTTAGATCACCCTCCTTCCAGTAATACCCTCCACAAGCTAGGTAAAAGGCCGTCAGTGTGTGATCTTGACCTTGAGAGTATCTAGGTAGCCCATATACTGAAACTGCCTCTACTCTAAAGTTTCGCATCTGCTGTACAACTCCCATTTGGACGTTAGATGCACTTACGGCAGTATCTTCTGATTTAGGAACAATGATATTCCCATCTTCTATTAGTTTTCTTGTCTGCTCAATTAAGAAATGTTTTGCGTTACGCTTGACAGGTTCTCCAGACAAAGGGTCTAGTACTTCCAAGTGCTGATTCATTGCAATAGCATATAATTTCTGATCAAGCATTGAGGATGGCTCTACTAAAGTATGTTTTCTTAACAACTCTGTTTGTACAGAACCATACCCAGCGTCAACAAATATGTACTTAAATCTCCATTTTCTATTTAAAGATATGATTAGATCTACAGCATCCGTTTGAGTATAAGTAGATTCCTCTATAATAACCTTTTTTACCATTCTTAGTTTACTGCCATAGTGCTCCATTATAACCATATGTGTACCAGCAGATTTATTCCAATCTACACCAAGGACGTAGTCACAGTTAGGTTGTGGTTCTATAGTAGTAATGTCGTAAGTTTGTAAAGAAGCATTAATGTAACGCCCTTTAAACACGCCTTCTTCTAGTTCTGCAAAGTCTGCAAGGTACTCGTGCGTGTAGGTAGTAGTATCTGTTGTACCTTTAAAGAAAGCCTCGGCCTTATCATCCCATTCTGGAGATTCAGCAGATACAAACCAAAACTCTTTAAACCCTAGATTCTTATCCGTACAATAGGTATAAAATCTTCTTCTCCAACCTCTTGGTGTAGTAGCCGCTACTAGCTTACACTCTTTGTGAGAAGCTAGGATAGCCATGACTGCATCAATATCTTTATCTTCTAGAGTATCTATTTCGTCAATTATAATTAAATGGGCATCTTGGCCACGGATTTTATCTGATCCAGATGCGCTCGTAGCTCCAGCAGAAAAGCCCAGTATTCTACTACCATTATTAAAGTCCATTCTAGAAGGTGTTTTAGTATATCTAGAAAGTGACCCTCCAATTGTGGTTCCTTTAGAAATAAACTTATTTATTTCGTCAAAGAACCTAGTTACTTGTCTTTCGTAAGGCGCTATAACTAGAACAGTATTATTTTTATTTGTAACAACGTGATGCAAAGTTTCAACAACTAGAGCTTCGGTGTTATGAGTTACTAGTCCATTAGCTAGTAAATATAGATTAGTTGTAGAATCTACATGAATATCGTAACAGTGCTCTTTTCTTGGATTACTAATAGTAACTCCAATAGAAGTAGGATCAAAATTATTAGGAATTAGACAGTCATATTCCTTTTTGTATTTCTTTTTAGGAACTTGTATATATTGATCTAACTCTTTTAAAGCTTTCTTACAAAGGTATATATTTTTTACGGATATATAATAAACAGGGCCATTTTTATACTTAGGTCTGTTATCTATGCCAATATTAGCATCAATTTGCCATAAAGCAAGTAAAGCGTATTTTACTGCTTCTATTACAGGCTTAGCCTGCATATCGACTCTAATAGTTATTTCTTTTCCTGTAAACCTGATTCCTCCGTCAGTATCTATAACGCCAGCTAAGTAAGACAATAAAGAGATTCTATCCCATGTTTTAATTATATCAATATCTGCTAGCTTTTCATGTGCATACTTATTATCTAGCCATTTATAATAATGGTTAATTTTTGATTTATTATTTTCAGGAAGGTACCAACTATAGTTACCTTTGCAGTTACGATAAGTTGTATTTAATAATGAAGCTACTTTAGCTATTACTTTTTCTTCATTTCCTGATATTACTAACCCATCTTCTCTACAGCATCCATCGCCACTTAAGACACCTAAAACATAAGCATGAGGCTCTGTAATATTTCCAAGAGGGGCTTGGACCTCAGTTCTTACTATTTTGACACCCTTATAAAAATCTTTT